TTGTAATTCAGTGGCAGTTGATGCTACACCAGTTAAGTCTCCATAGAATCCACCAGTAGAAGTTATGATGCCACTAGTATTAGCACTGAAAGTACCTGATAATGTAACTCCAAGCCCAACATCACCAGTGCCATCAAAGGATATCGTATGGCTTAATACATCACCAGAAACACTAAAGTTTCTTGAGTTTTGTAATTCAGTGGCAGTTGATGCTACACCAGTTAAGTCTCCATAGAATCCACCAGTAGAAGTTATGATGCCACTAGTATTAGCACTGAAATCTGATGATAATGTAACTCCTAATGCAACATTACTAGTACCATTAAAAGATACTGTATGGCTTAATACATCACCAGAAACACTAAAATCTCTTGAGTTTTCTAATGCGGTTGCAATACCTGCTGTTTCGGCATAAGTCGATATTCCAGCACTATCAGCATAAGTTGCTGTAGATGCAGATTCAATTGTAATATCAGTGAGATTAGATCCATCTCCATAAAATGCAGTGGCGGATATAATTCCACTCGTTGAATCCATGGTAATTCCGGATCCAACCTTAACTGTTTCTGAAACAGATAAAGACCCAACGGTTGCCAATCCAGAAATTCTTGTATCACCATAAACATCCAATATATGATTTTGTGGGAGGGAAGTTCCAATTCCCACAAGACCACTACCAGTGACTACAAAATTATCATTATCAACCTGAACACCATTCCTAAAATTAAATGACTTCCTATAATTTGCCATTATTATAAGCTTTAGAGTTATTTATCGGATAATTTTTCCTCTAATGCATCAACCTTGCCAGAGAGTTCCTTGATTGCCTCTATGAGGAGTGGGACAAGTTTTTCATAACGGACTGCCTTGTATCCATTATCTCTCGTTGTGACTAGTCCAGGAAGTCCAAGTGCCTCAATTTCTTGTGCGATGATACCAGTATCAGATCCTTCCTTATCACTATTCTCATTCCAATCAAATGTATTGCCACTGATCGAAATGACTTTTGCAAGTGGATTATCAATAGGCGTAATGTTATCTTTCAGTCTTTCGTCAGAAGAAGCGAATGCTGTGATGTCACCTGTAACTGAAAGATCGTTTGTTGATGGATTATAGTAAATTCCAGCATCTGTATAAAGAGATTCGGCAGTACTAGTAGAGTTGTTAGAGTCAACAAATGTCAAATAATGAGTAACGTTGGTCGCTCGTCTTACAGTTTTAATCTTATCAGCATTAGTAGCATTAGTAGCAGTATCGGCATTACCCGTTAGATCACCCTCAACATTACCCGTTACATTACCCGTTAAGCCGCCAGAAAAAGTAGCAGTAATTATTCCAGCATAGAATCCACCATTAGAATCACGAGCAACTATTGCTCCTCCAGTGTTTGTAGTTTTTGCGTTAGAAGTTACCGTAAATGTTACGGCACCCCCGTTATCATAAGTTGCTGAACCAGATAAACCAGTGCCATCAGTCCCCAGAGTTAAAGTATGCTCTAAAGATCCACTAAATGTCGTTGCTGTTGCAACACCAGTAATTTTTACACCAGCATCAAATGTTGAAGTTCCACTGGCATAAACACCACCATTAATCGTGACACCGTATCCAGTTGTAGAGAGTCTTAGACCATCATTATTATTGGCATCTCCAGTATCATTAAGATAATAAAGTTCAACTGATCCCTTTCCTCCAGGGTTATTGACAGCACCAAGTGTGTTCGTCCACTTAGGATTGGTTGCTCTGATAAGATTCTGCCCATCAGTTCCCTCTACAATAAATACTCCATCTGTCTGAACACGAAGTGCTCTGTCAGTTGATGCACAACCTATAATATTTGCTCCATATCCTCCTGATCCGTTTGATGGAGAAGCATAAATTTCAAACTGATGATTCTTATCATCAGGTGATGATGGATCAGTTCCAAATACTAATTTCTTATCATCAGGGAGGAATACACTTCCACCGATATTTACATTCTTATCAATACCAACACCACCTCCGATATTTACAGACTTACCAATACCAACACCACCCTCAACTACAAGTGCTCCAGAAGTTGTTCCTGTTGAGTCCTTATCATATGAAACTTTAATCGCAGGATTTCCAGAAATGCTCTCATTATTTGTAAATCTAGTTTCATTATTGATTGTAACCGGACCATCAAATTGAGAGAGAATTTGTTTTGAGTCACCACCCTCAACAACTAATCTTTCTTTTACTGTGACCTCATCAAATACGGCACTTAATCTTGATGGATTTTCACCTGTTACTGTTGGAATTGGAGTATCGAAAGTAACCTCTTCACCTGTAGCAGATGTCTTCTTCTGGTTTCCAATGAAAAAGTCACCTTTGTTATTCATTCCAGTATAAACAACAATACCACCACCTCTTTCCTGAGATTGTACTAAAAACTCCTCTTTTTCAGTCAGAGTTTTATTTTGAACCTGAGGAAGTCCTGTGGAATAGTTTCCTGGACCATATCCAAGATACTCAAATGTATGACCAGAAGCACGAATAATTGATGGTCTACGAAGTTCGATCGAAGGAACTTTGATTTTTTTAATTAAAGAACCTTCAGCATGAGTTTGTACCTGTGTTCCAAGAACTCCACGAAGAACAGTGATTTGATTATTATCAGTGCCGCTCAGAGAATCGCTGGCAATTCTCATAATTTCATTATTTACCTGAATATAAGAACCAAGTGGGAATCTCTCCTCAGTTCCAATTCCGGCATTACTGACTTCAAATATAGTAGTGGTAATACCTATCGAACCACTTTCAGAAAGAGTCATCGTTTCACCATCAAAAATGGTAAATGCTCTTGATTGTAAGTTCTCTTCGGTTCTATCAGAAACTCCGGAATTGGATGATAATCCATGTTTTAAGATAAATCCAGAAGCACCCCCAATTCCTCCAGTAACTTCAAATTCGTTAGGGAGAGTGGCAATTCCGACAATATAATCACCAAGATTATTTCCATTATCATCAATGGATCTAAACTTGTTTCCAACCGAAAGACCATGTTGATTTGCAGTAATGGTGTTTCCGGATGCTGTGAATGCAACAGATTTTCCAATGATGAAACCATAATGATTTGTTCCAATTTCAGGATCTCCGGTTGTTCTTGAAATTGCTACTGTGGATCCTCCACCAACTGCGGTTATAATGCGATGATAAGTATCAGATACTGTTCCAACACCAGTAAATTGAATAACATGGTCCGTCGCAGAAGAAACTCCTGAGACAGTAAATCTAGCAGCCTCATCTCCTGCTCCTATTACGCTTTGATCAAAGAAAAGATTATCACCAACATTATATCCAGAACCAGGATTTATAATTGTTGTAATGCCTACAGATCCATTAGAAACAACAACTGACGCAGTTGCTCCTTTCCAAGTTCCAGTTTGACTGACATTCAATAATCTAACATTTTGATAAGTGCCAGTGTTATAACCTGAACCTGCGGTTACATTTCCACTTACGATGCCATTTAATCCATGATTTCTATCAAAAGTAATTATTGGTGTTGTAGATGTTGGATCATCTACACCAGATACTTGAAGACCAATACCAAGTGTCGTCAGTAACTTATCGGTCGTTTCTCTTGTAATACTTTTCTTAAGGTCATTTGTCTCAACTTCACCGATAGGAGACCTTAAAGCAAAAGTTTTTGCCGATTTTGGATCATCATTAATATTATCTCTATCTAATTGTGGATAAAGGTCGGTTACATTCTGACTATACTTCAGATTTGTAAATTCTTCAGAAATTGCATTATCGGCATTCAGTAAGTACAAGTGGTATATACCATCTTGATCATCCTCCATATATTCAGAAATAACTTCATTTCTATAAATGTAAATATTTGTTTGAAGATCATTTCTTTCAAATCTTGGTGAGTTTATTGTTCTTAATGTGGTGTCATTTGTAAACGCTCCAGCAATACTTTCTAATTCATATTTAAATTCTAAATCATTATCAACATCACTGACAGTATAAGTTCCGTTGTATGCATTGCCTCCAGTGCTACTATCAGTTACATTTTTAATAATAACCGTATCACCAAGTTGTAAGTTGTGTGGCAATTCTGTTCTGACAGTTGCCTTTCCTGCTCCATGTGAACAAGTACTGATAAATCTTGGATTTCTTCCAAAATCATAATCATCAGCAATTGTAATCGATGTTTTAGTTACATCACCATTCGCACGATATCCAGTAGAACTTGATTCTTGTAAAATGAAACCAGCTTCTGGTGTTTTTGCATTAGTAAGTTGTTTTGGAATGAAAAATCTAGCTTTATAAAGTTTTTCATTAAGACTTCTAGTATCCGGTATTCTCTTAAGATACGTTGGTTCTGATACTCCACTAAGACCGGAAATTGCAGTATAAATGCCATTATCTCCAACTTTAATATACCACTGAGAACCATCCCACTGAACAGGGTGTGCAACATCACCGGACTGTTTATCTGATACTCTCGATATAACTTTTAAATTTGTTCCACCATAAACGGTAATTGCCTGTCGATTATCCGATTCTGCCTTTGATGCCGCAAGTTCAAATCTATTACCTGGATTACCACCCGAATCAATTACATAATAAACAGTATTCGTCTTTAAATTTTCTGGTAAATCTCCATCATCACTTATAATAATAACTTTTTCTCCAGTCTCAAACCCGTGTCCTGTAGATACAAATTCATTATTATCTACCTGACTAATAGGGACTTCTCTATAAGAAGAATCATTGCCACCATTATTCATCAAAATGGAGGCAGAATATTCTGTTCCTCCAATATCCAGATAGATTCTATCACCAACCTTAGCACCAACACGATATCCTTGCGTTAAGATGGGAGGTCTGACCGATTCATTATCAAATCCATTCAGATATAAACGTTGATTACTACCAACTTCTTTTGTTTTATCAATATCAATTGTCAACCAATCAATATTTTCTTCTTCGGAAACAATAGTTCTTGGTGGAATAATGTGTGTAATAAATCCTTTATTATCTTTGTCAAATGCTTCCTTTTTAAATCCGCGAGATATTAATGACAGTTGTCCAAAGTTGGAGTTTGAGTTTGTTACAGAGGCATCTCCTCCGGTGTCTGTTTCGAAATGTTTATTATATCCAATCGCAAAAACCGAAACAATCTGAACAATCGCATCATTTGACATTTTGATGTGAGTTTGTTCCCAATCTTTTCTATAAATGGCATCAGAATCTAAATGATATACTGTACCACTAGATGAAGATTGTGATGATAATGTGGCACCGGTAACTGGTGAGATTGACTCTCCACTATATTCTCTACTTGATGGAATATATTTTACAAATGCTCTATCATCTTTCTGAAGGGACACTCCAGTAAACTGAGCAACAACCATTGAACGGAAACCAGTTGCTTTGCTTCCATCCGCGTGCATACCGTTCATACCCCATACTGAACGCATGGAGATGTTGAAGATGTAAGGAGAAGCACCAGTTACGGTGTCTGTTTCCACTGTAACTATACCCTCATTTACAGTGGGGTTAGCTAATGCAATTTCTTTATCAGATGCTTCTATGGTATAAGTAAATTGTCTATTATCAATTGATGATACAACTTTAGTGGAAATATTATATACGAAGTTGGCATCAGGCTTATTACCAAAAACACCACTAATACGAATAGGTGTTCCTACATTAAGATTATGATCCGTTTGAGTGGTGACAGTAACCAATCTTGTTGGATTTGCTCCACCATCACCCAATTTGATTGATGTAATTGAAATAGGATCAGCAGCAAATGCCCCAACTATTTCAAATTCGGGTCTTCTTGGACTAAATCCAACGACATCATTGGCATCAAATATATCATCAGAATCAATTGTTCTACCAGATCCAGTCCCGTAGGCATAAGAAAGTTTTGCATAATACATTTGGAGGTCTGTTAAACCTTTATCATTTCCCTCGACAATTGCATTATTTACACCATCAACATATTCAAATACCGATAATTTATGGTGAGAAAAAGTTGGTGTTGCCTTCGAATCAAAATTACTTGGCTGAGTGTAAACAGTTCCAAATTCATCTGCATCAAAAATGGAAAATTGCCAGAAATAACAGGCACCAGTAATTCTAAAAATAGAACTCTTTGGAATTGATTCTAATGTATATGTTGGGTTGGGAACATAAGTAGGTCTTATTTTTGTTTTTCTTAAATCAAGACCAACAATCGAAGTTCCTCTGGGTACAATAACTCCACCATTGACACTATTAAACTTATAAAGATCATTATCTCTCTGTGTTAAGTCGAAATTAGAATCTAAATCTAAATTTAATGCTCCTGTGTTGGAAACTGCAAATTTATCAGATGATTTTACCTCTACTGCCCCTCCATTTAATGCTATTGACCATCCAGGACGGTTATCTACAACATGTTCTCCGGGCATAAGAAGAATCGTTGTCTTCTCAGTTTCGTCGTTACTATCTCCTTTTACATAAGAAAATCTGGCAGATTCTATAAGTGCTCTCTGTATGGTCTTAAATGGACGAGCAAGTGAATTACCTTGATTACTAATACTATCAGTCGCATCTAAATCTGAAGGACTCACATATAAAATACGACCTTCAGTGTTCTTGATGATATTATCTAACTTATTCAGAGGCATGGTATTACAACTTCTGGGGGGATTTCTATGTTTTATTTATCCCAGTAAATCTTCCTCACCATTGTAAAATGTTTGTATATCTTCTGGCAAATTCTCCGGATTTAATATCTCTATCGCGTCAAAGCAAGGATGACAATTCTCTAAGATAAGATAATTCGAACCTTTGTAAATATCGTCCACACTATATGCTATGTTTCTGTCTGCTTCCTCTACAATATTGTGGTCATACATATAACCTTCTGGTAAATCATCAAAGGTAAATGGAACATCATTCAAAAAGAACATCTTCACTATAACTTTATGATCGTTATACCAACAGTTCTTTGTCGATACTGTATAAGACATAACACTTCTTTTTAATCTTATTTATTTTCAATAAAAAAGGTTCCCGCACCACCAGGAACCTCATATACACCACTTACCCATAGGAGAAAACCCTAATATTAATCTCGGTTCTCGCAGAGTAACTTTACTAACAGTGGGGCAAACTCCTTCCCCTAGTGCGAGTAGGGAGACTTGAACTCCCACGACCGCAATGGTCAACAGATTTTAAGTCTGGTGTGTCTACCGATTCCACCATACTCGCAAGGTGGGTGATACTGGATTCGAACCAGTGACCAATTGCGTGTAAAGCAACTGCGCTACCACTGCGCCAATCACCCGTTTGTATAGGACAATCATACCACTTGGAGTGCTGATTGTCAAGTGCTGGTTGAGGGAATCGAACCCATCTTTAGCTGAATTATGAGTTCAGAGCATTTACCAAATTGCTAAACCAGCGTCAATAGATTGTTGTGGATTTTGCGATGGCAGTTAGCACATAATAGCACACACTTGCTCATCTCCTCTTCAATCTTTTTCCAAGAATTTGCCGAAAGCATAGAAGAAATTTGTTTTTCTTTTACACTTGGATCTAAGTGATGATGATCCATACAAGATGCTGGGTGAAATTCACCACAAGCAGCACACGATGCAGTTTCTTTTACTTCTGTGAGTAATCGTTTGTTTTCATCGTGCCTTTTTTGCTTGTTGGCATAATGCCTTGCCTTGTACTCAGGGTCATTTTTAAGTTTTTCTCTCAACCAGTTGCGTTGATACTCTTTGATAGCATCGCAATCAGCAGAGGTCTTTCTTTTTCTTGGCATGACTCAAATATAACTCATAACTATTTAGAAAAGTTATGAGTTATATGTATAATAGTGTAGATGACAGGGTTTGATACCTGCAATACTCTCCGACGAGGCGTGTTTCCTTACATCACATCTACACTTGGCGTCTTTTTAGGCTATCTGTCTAACGACTACCAATACTCGTGGATGGATTCGAACCATCTCAAAGGCACTAATCTGGTGCAAATCGCTTATAAGGCGACTCTGACTACCAAGTCTCACGAGCAAGAAAAAAGATGAACTTACTGAGCTTCGTTATTATCCTCAGTGTATATTCGCAAAAGTTCATCATCGGCAGGCATCATAATTGCTGCTCTACCTTCTTCGTTTATAATGCCTATTCGTTCTCCATTTTCCACTCTTTCAAACAATTCATCAAAATTTTCTTCCCATTCTTTCACAGTGAAAATTTCCATAGTTGGTTTATTTATGATGATACGGCAAGGTCGGCATACTCAATCTGATCATCCTCAAGATTAGAAGTCACATAGTCCAGTACACGCATAAACTCATCAACCGTGTCACATTGTACCATTCGTTCATCACCCTCATCTCCCAAAAGTAGAAAGGAACGAGAGCAGATGTCAATCACAATACCTTGTACGCATTCAGTGTTGTTCATGGTGTGTCGTTGATTACCTTAGTATTATAGGGCATCAGAGCAGGGTTGTCAACTGTGCCAGTCAGAGAACTGGTTAGAGATCAAATCTACCTCTGACTTCCTCAAAATTAGCAGTTATTTCTTCTTGTGTCAACTCTTTATTGTAAACACGGAAAAGAGCAACTTCCATTGGTAAATTATATTCACTGGTGGGATCGTCTTTTCTCCATCCACCTATCCTCCCTATTCCTGTAGATATTCCAGCTTGACCAAAAATCATCTTTTCTGAGGTATATGTTGCACCACTTCTCACTTCTTCTATTGATTCACTGACTCCATTAATATAAATTTTATTATTTAAAAGTTGATCTTTTACCGATACTCCACTGGTGCTATTATACTTATGCATTACAAATGTATAGTGTGCCCATTGTGAGGGAAAAACATCCTCTACTCTTTCTTCTACTAATCGATCATTATATAATCCGAGATCATTTACTCTCTGTGCCGTTAATCCGACCAATACACTTCCATCTATGTTAAAACCTAGTGCAGGAAATTCTGGATTATCAGTTTCCGATTTGACCCACACATCATAAGTGTTCCAACCAAACATCATTCCACCATCAACTTGGTTAAAAGATGTTAAAGTTGAACCTATAGTTATTTGAGCCAACATTTCTACGGTTACTGTATCAGGATCACCAAAGAAACTATCAGTAATATCAAAATCTACATATTCTCCTCCAGAATTATTGGACCCGGATCCTCCACCAAATCTGAAATAATTTTTTTGAGAATCTAAAGGATCTTCTACAAATTTTGATGTAGATACTCCCAATAATCCATTAATCGTTCCGTTATCATCATAATCATCATTAGAAACATCATACCAAATAGTTCCACTTCCAAAGTATGAGGAATTATCAGAGGCATCAAAATGCAATACAAGTCCTGCTTCTTGAACGCCATCATCGTCAGAATCATCCAACTGTTTAATGGCGGCAATTAAAGATTTATTTTTAGTTTTTCTTACATTAACCTCATTCTTTGTATTTTGATAACCCCAGTGAGAGAGTTCTTTTTCTACTTTATTTTTCTTAAGTACATTTAGATTTTTACGATAAGAATCTCGTTCTCTTCTTAAATCAATGATCTCCGAATAAAGAGTATTGATACTATTTGCAATTCCTACGCATCTGGTTGCAGATTGGGCTGGGGTGTCATTTCCAACGACATCGGGATCAGATACTCCGTATTGATCGTAATTGTCTTGTCCCGAAGTAGCACTTTGAAATCCGACACCTTGATATGTCCAAACACCAAGACTTCCATCTGCAAAAGTAGTAGAATGATCATTCTCATCTGTACTAATATCCAATCTTCCTTTTCCTATTTCCGGTCCACCACCATCAATTGTTGAGTAAAAAATTGTAAATCCAGCAGTTGTAGATCCAAAACCAACCCGGACAAGTTCTCCCGAAGAATCTTTTGTAAATGCGATTGGATTATTCTGAAAATTTTCATAACCAAATCCAGAATATGAAGAATTAAGTGTTACTGTTGTATCTGGATCAAAAGGATTTTCTGCTCCCGGATTAAATCCAGGACCAGCCATTTTAGTGTAAATTTTAGTTTTTTCTATATCTTGATTAATATTAGCAAATCTTGCTCCATTATATCTAAACGATGCAGTACTATTAGTTCTTCCAAGTCCAGGAAAACAATTTCTACCAATTGCTTCCTCAGATAAATCAACTATAATTTGTTTTTTGGCATTAATTAATCCATTTAATCGAATAATTTCATTATCAAATGCTCTTGCTATTTCTTGAAGATCTTCTGCCTCTTGTTTAAATTTTTGTTCTTGTTCTTCTACTATACTTTCATCATAAAACTTTTGTTTGACTACTACATCCTCAGAAGAATATAATCCTTCTGAATTTTGTGTAATTCTTTTTTCAGTTCTCTCGGAAAATTGAGTATTTTTTGGTATGAACTCAGATTCCATTCCAGGAGAAACTCCTGGCACTGCTTGTCTATCGTAAGCACCTTCTAACTGAGTTTGTTCTTCTTCTAAAAAATTAATTGCTCTTTTTACAAGTTTATCATCAATATTAATTGCCATTATGATGCCTCCAGTGCTGCTACTTTTTCTTTCAATTCAGTAATTTCTTTTTGTTGTTCTTGAACTGCACCGATCAATACAGTCACAAGTCTTCCATAGTCAATACCTTTATATTCTTTATCATACAAAGGTTCTGTTTTGACTACCTCAGGTATATATTTCTGAACTTCCTGGGCAATTAATCCAATCTGTCGTCCTTCTGGATAATTCTGTCGTAAAGAACTTGGAGTATTTTCTTTCCATTCATAATAAACTGGATTTAATTTCATTACTTGCGATAATGATGCAGAATCTTCAATTCTTTTGATATTTTTCTTTAATCTAATATCAGAGTGGAAATGAAGAAGATCTAATGGTCTTCCACCATATTTCCAGAATCCATTCAAGTCTCCTTTTGCGGCAACATTACTACTTTTTGGGGTAGTTTCTTTTACACCAGGAGTTACTTTTGAAAATAATCCTGTAATTTTCTGAGAAATTGCGTTATATGATGCTTCAAATGGTCCTAAAGATATACTGGTTCCTACTTTTACATCAGCACCAGTAATATTACGAATTCCTGTCTCTTGAATTAATCCAGTGACATTAACTGAAAATGGTGCAGTTGCCGAAGGACCAACAACTAATGATCCTGTATAAGGTGTTAATAATGCACCTTGTCCAAAATGCCCTTTGTGTGCCGCAAGTGATCCCGGTTCCCAAATGAATTTAGGACAATTAAGAGCACTTCCTAAAATTGGATTGGCAACATCTAAAGAACCACATACTAGTTTTTCCTGCATTTTTTACTCCTATTTACAACCTAAAGCAATACCATTTAATAAATCTTTAAGACCACCTGGAAGAGTGGGAAGAGATCCGAATGGACTATTAGATTTTACATCAGCACACAATTGATAAAGAAATCCATTGGCATGTAGTGCAATCCAATCAGTGCTCGAAATACACATTTTTGCACCATTTAAAGTCATCATCTCTCCAGCAGACATGGTAATTGCTTCATTTGCAAAAACCATGAAAGATCCATTATTATCCTCACCAGTTGCCTCTATATAGACGTTTTTTGCCTTTAATCTGATATCTCCCCCCACACATGTAATTGCCAAATCTCCATTTTCAAGTCTTATGAGCTTAGTTACATTTCCTTCTTCTTTTATTTTTCTATCATCAATAGGTTTATTTCCTAAAACATGCTCATAATGACTTCCGGGAATAATATTTCCCTTATTACCATCATTGGTAATAATTTCATCATATCCACACGATGTATTTAAATTATATTCAGTTTTTGTATCCTTCTCTCCACCAGGACCAAAAAACATTTTTCCATATGCATTATTGGAGACAACATATTCAGGTTTTTTGGTTGCCATTTATCTTACACAATCAATAACTCTGATGATATTTATTTGCCCATTCGAAGTTGTAAATTTCAATTCATCATCTCCGGCAATTCTGGATCGTGTTATAACCTCTCGACGGGTCTTTGGATTCAATACTCTTCTCGTAAATGAATCAATAGAAATAGTCGGAACAGCATTTGGATCAATACTACGTCTAGGAACATTTGGATCTAAATTACCATCACCAGGTCCAGTTCCGGTTTCATCATCTCCAGTTCCGGTTTCATCATCTCCAGTATCATCTTCAGGGACTAGAACTGGGGTTAGTTTTGGAACTATGACAGCACCATCACCCGTTTCACTTTCAATCTCAACATCTGGAACTTCTGTTATTCCACATACAGAATTTAAAAGTTGTATTTCTACAATTTGTCCATTTTCTGTCATCCTTACTGCAGCTTCAAGATTTTCTATTTCTGGAGTTATTTTAATTGTATCATTGATAGTATAACCAATTCCAGTAGATGCAATGGTAAATCCAGTTAAACACACAACGTAATCATTTACAGGATCTTGTTGGTCTCCCCGATTTATTGGATCATCAAACTCATCAGATCCATCAGGTTCACTTAAATAACCACTACCATTGTTTGTCATCACAATTTCAGTAAGTCTGCCATTATCATCAATTTTTGCATATGCAGATGCACCACTTCCATTTCCACAAGTATCTGTGATAGTTACAAATGGTGGACTTTTATACAAGGTCGGAAGCCCAAAGTCTACTAAATCTACTCCCACAACCTGACCAAGTTTATTAACAACAGCTCTTCCGGCAGCGTTCGCACCTCCACCACCAAAAATATCAACCGTTGGTGGTCCACATTCAAATGGATTTGTATCACATTCCGTCAAACTACTTGGAATGTTTGCATTATCTAAATTAGGATCAAAAATACTACCAGGACCAAATACACCAGCATCAGAACCTTCTCCAGTTAAAAAACCGGTAATTTTATCTCCTGATGGAATGAATGTTGCAGCTTCAATCGCAGGAATCGCATCTGCCGGATCACCAATCCAACTTTTAACTGAAGGGCATTTTGGTTTTGCACAAAGATATGATTCGAACGCTAAAATTTGATCGATAATAGAAAAAACATTGGGTAAAGTTACGGCAAAAAACTCACTACCAAATATGTTATTAACATCGTCTAAAAGTGGACCAAGTGCTTGTTCTATGTCTGCACCTAGTTTATTCATTATTCCACTTACCCATTGGTCAACAGCACAAAAAGGAACATTAACAGCTTTAGCTGCAAGTTCGAATAAAAACTCTCCAACAGTATCAAGTAAATTTTCTCCAATATTTTTAAAGGCACAAAAAATATTATCAACAAGAGCTTGAATACCAATATCTTTCAATGTTTTTGCAACAGTTGGCAAAAGATTTTCAATTATAGGTTCTATCTGCTTTCTGATTTCTAAGATAATCCAATTTCTAATTCTTTGAATATAAGTCTTTAAAACTTTAGCAATTATACTTGAAGTATTTCTTATTAGATTAGAAATATTTGCTATTCTGTTTTGAGCTAAACTAACTGCAAACTGACCATAAGTTTTTATTGCCTTTAGAGTTTTCATAAAACTCAAAAGTGCATTGTTAATTTCCGCAAGAGTTCCTTTTCCACATGGGTCTGCCAAAGGAACTGGTGTTTTGTAAATATCACCTCTTATGGCAACGGCTGTTGTCTTTGTAAATTGTTCACATTCTGGTGTATTGTCAAAAGTTGCCTTACCTGATTGTTGCGTAATACATTTTATTATTTTTCTACGTTCTAATTCTGCAGAAATTTCTTTTTTTTCAGCAAATAATTTGTTTATTTCCGCTTGGCCCTCTGGTGATTCTCCAGCTTTTTGTAGTTCTTGTATACGGTTTACTATTTCTGTTTGACGATCTTTTAAATCTTCATCGGAATATTGAGGATTGCCATTTATTTCATTAGAAAATCGATTGGTTAATACCTTATTTGGATCACCAAAATCATCAACTATAATTGGGTTTCCTTTTGATCCTGATGTTGCTTCTGGTGTTGCTTCTGGTGTTGGTGTTGGTGTTGGTGTTGCTTGTACTGGTACTATAGATTGTCCTTGTTCTTCAAAATATAAGTCTGCAACATATGCTTGTGTTATACCATCTCTCCCATCTTGATCTGGTACAGGAGAAACTGTTCCATCGAGTTTAACTTCTTCCCACCGTTCAGTGATAGGATTAAAAACAAATGCTCTTTCAGTACGTAAATCTCTAACTGTTGGTGTTGGATCAAAACTAGATGTCATCTATAATTGCCTCCCTGTGCTGATATTTATGGTAAACTTCATCAAACTTCTCTTCCAGTTTCATCAAACTCTCTACCATCGGGGGGTGTTTTAGTTGCTTGTGTAAATGCTTCCTTCGGTGGTTTTTCTTGTCCTGTTGGTTTAGCACCAATAATTTGGTGAGGACCGGGAGATAATCCACTATTATATCTGTTTACATTTTTAAAATAAGTTGTGCCATTTATACAGTTTTTAATTCCCGGTTCGGTTATGTTTTTACCTAAAACAGCAATTATATACAATTGTTCATTTACATAAGAGCACATTACCCATTCTCCTCCCCATAAAGAGGAAGATTGTTGGTTTAAATTTCCCGTTGTTGTTGGATTTGATACAACTGCCCAGGGAAGATCATTATCCTGCACTTCTGGTCCAGCAGGATGTATACCAGGTATTCTTACTTTAACTCGATTTCCATAAGCCTTGTCCCATGTCGCATCTTTCAAAAATTCATTCTGTCCACATGCAACTTGGGCAAGAAAAAAACTATTAGTATCGACCTTTCCTAACTTATTTTTTGTCATTAGAACTTTACTTATATGTAGTTGATTTAACCATAAGAATCACGAACTAATGTCATTGATGTTTGCGATTTCATATCAGAAAAATGATGACAAAGATTTAATATTAAATATTTTCCACTCTGAGATCCATCTTTAGTTCCCAGTACTTTTTCATCTTGTGATATAATTTCAAAATTACACTCAATCACATCTCCAGCACTTAATCTTGGATTACATGGAACCTGAACGTGAATGATTTGAGAGAGCAGAGAATTATATCTCATCGGAGATTTTGCCTGCCATTCGGTCGGATCATTATTCAATAAATTTTCAACACCAGGATCAAGTGTTCCATAATCCTTTGTCATAAGAAATGTTCTCGTAAAAGATTCTGAATTTGAAAACTCTGTTATTCTTCCTAAAGTTTTTGATAAGTCTAAAGTATTTTCTTTTTCAGTATACTCATGAGTGATGGGGTCAAAAAATATTGTTCTGTTTCTCAAAACTCCAGTTTTTTCTAAGTTTGCAATACTTCCTTTTTTTATGTCAGTATTAAGTAAAATTTTAAAATCATTTGTATCATTATCAAGATTTGCCTGCACAACGGCATTTTTGTAGTATGTTTCCGCAGGTGGTTGAGAAATCAAACTATCAATTGATCTAAAATTAAATCCAGATTGTGTCTCATAGAAGAAAAATCCGGGATTACCATCTACAGGAATTGATTTTGATGCGATATCAATTAATACACTAAAAACATCACGACTTTCTCCCGAAAAATTATAAGAGTTTTTTGTTTTTTCAACAGTAGATGGTGGATTATTTAAGTAATCTTTAATTAATTTTGCGGCAGAATTTCCAATATTGCCACGATGTGTTTCATATACAGTTGATTCTGAATTTAATTTTTCATATTTGGAATTTAAATTTATAACGGTTACACCTCTATTAGAATCTTCTGAAGGTGATGAGTGTGTATCATAAAGAAATGTATTTGATATTACTCCATATTTTGATTCAATCTCGATCTCAAATTCTACATCACCATCAAGAGGAAGTGTAGAAACTATTGTTCCAGTTCTTTCTTGCGTATCATATTTACTATCATATGCAGATAATCCACCAGTATCAACTAAACTCACAGTTGCGGTTATCTGTGGAGAAAAGAGACTCTCGTAATAATTAATTCCAATTACTTTGGTAGATGTTGGATTGGCCGTCAAATCTTCACTAAGATCTACTATTTTTCCACTACTAATTTTTTTAATTATAAATTTTTTAAATGAAGATTTACTTAAAGCTGGTGACATTTATATTAACCTCTCCATATTGATGACAATTGTGGTGTTGGTGATGATGATGCGACTGGTGTTTCTACTGGCATTGGATATGGGAATGGAACATAAGTCTCAACTGGTTGTACTGCGTAGATAAAAACTGATTGATTTCTACTACTATTTAATGGACCTAAGGAAGGACCACCACGGCCATATCCAGGACTTGCCACTGGTGCCACATTTTTCCCACCTTGTGCTTTTGCTTGTGGGTTTATTATTTTTTCTGGATTTAGTGGACCAGAATCAAGATGTCCAATTATGTATTTTCTTCCGTCGGGACCAACAATTATTAGAGAATTTCCATATCCACTATTATATCCTTGATCATACTCCAAAAACTTTATTCCGCCTTGCAATTTAATTGGAGCACCAGATCTAATTGGATAATCAAATCCACCATGATTTCTACCTGCATATAGTCCATCACCCATTTCATATGAAGATAATGGTCTGCCATCAACAATAATGTTTGATAGAATATTATTTGGTATCTCACCATGAGAACCACTGTATCCATCACCAGTTTCTATATGGATGTGTGGTCCAGTAGATTTTCCAGTGCTTCCAACATGTCCAACTATTTCATCGGTAATAACTCCCGAAGTGGATAATGGTGAATTAGAACCACGAGAACCAGGACCGGGACCAGGACCAGGACCAGGACCTGGAGAAGTAGGAGAAGTTGTTGTAATTCCAGATCTAAGTCCTCTATCCTTTTTCAGAACATCAGCATATAATAATATATTCTTCTCGTGTTCTTTTGTAACATCAATAATTTTATCAACTGCTATTGGAAAATTGGTAAATCCACTATTTGCATCTCTTTGAGCTTTCTTACCCTCCGGTGATTGACGACTTTTTTGTGGTTGATATGCTTGTCTTTCCGAAAGTTTTTCAGGAGTGCTTTTTACTGTTCCACCACGATTAAATGATTGTACTGGGTTTTTTGCCGTTATTGGTTGAGTTGACTCTGGTTTTTGTGTATCTGAAGGTTCTTTGGGTTCTTTGGGTTCTTTGGGTGTAACTGTCCTATCAGGTTCTGATTGAGGAGATTCGATAGATTGCTCCGGTTCATTATCTTCTACACTCTGCCCCAAAAGTTTTTCAAGATTAATTATATCTCTCTCAGCACGATCCGCATTTTTTATATCTTCATCAATTATTTTATTAGTTTCATCGGCATCTTTTTTAATTTTATCTTGTTCGGATTTAGGAAACAATCCCACAAACTGTGCGAGTTGTAAAATGCCATTTCCTATAAATCCTAAAACATTACCAACACCCTTTATAAAATCACTATTGAAAAAATCTTCTACCTGTTTAAGAATAATAGGAAGATTTTGAATCAGTATGCCAGCGGCAATTAATCCAAAAAATTCCAAAATTCGATCAAAAATACCCTTTACTGGAGAAGTAATTGTGCTCGCAATTTTGGAAAATCCAGATCCTATACCAAGATTTTTACTTTCTAATCTACCTTCTTCTTCTCTTAATGTTCTTTTTTTATCTAATCTCGAAAATAAATTAGTTTTATCCTTTTCTATTTTCTTTAATTCTTTATTATTAGAAAATAAAGAATTTTTTATATTGGTGACATTAAGTTTGAGTTTTTCTACTTGTTGTTCCATTGTTTATCTCCTTATACCATAATACCATAAAGTTCTGGTACAAATAACATCCAAGGATTTGCAACATTAGATGAAGGTACAGATTCAACACCAGTTGCAGGACTCTGCATTTGTGGAATTTGTGGTGGTTTTGATCTCTGTGGGGGCATCATCATTGGCAAGAAAGTCATTCCACCACCAGATGAAGATGGAGGTGTCATATTAACAGAAGCAATTTTTGGTTGTTTGGAAGTAACATCTTTAGAAGAAAATCCACCTCTACCAGTCAATCTAAATGCCGAACCTCCTCCACCAATTCCACCAGTTCCAGAAGATATTTTTTCAGTCTTTAGATTTCTTAAGTAATTATCATGATCCTCTAAAGTATCGGCAAATTCTTTCTGAACATCTTCTTGATACTTGGAAACCATCATAAGTTTATTAATTCCCATCGTAAATAGTTCCCATAATCTTCCGGCATTATCATTAATATCTTTCAGAAGTGGTCTGAATAACATCGCAGATGCTGTTCTTATAACTTCTTCTCCTGGAGCAAGCCTTGCGGATACAGTATCAACATTACCAGATCCTCTTCCAGGAACTGTCATTCCGTTTGATGCGAATATTGGACTTCCAGGAACTGTTCCACCACGATTAAATTTGGCAGGATCTACACTATCAGGATCAACTTTTCCTGTTTTTGTTGCATCTTTTTGTTGTTGTTCGGCAACACCTTTTGAACTACTGTTTCCGAAGAATAAGTCATAAAGTTGTCTGCCTGCCCAGTCACCGGCAAGACCACCAATAAATGTTCCAATTGGACCACCCAAGAATGTTCCAATCGCACCAAGAAGTGCGGCACCAATTGCACCAAATGCCGCTCTACCAATATTTTCACCCATAGCCACCGATAAGGCAAAATCAATCAGTGCTCCAACAATTGGAATTCTTTTTAAAATTGGTCTGGCAAACTTTAAAAGTGATTTGACTAATGTTTTCTTTCCTGGACCGGCACCAAGAACTTTAAGGAAATTTCTCCCGAACATTTTTCCCTTAACTTCAAGTCCTTGAAGTGTTCTATTAAATAGATTTTTTTGTCTTGTTATAACCTCTACATTTTCTTTTATGGCACCACCTGCCACATTAAATCTTCCAGGAACAACCCTTGATTGAATTTCTCTACCTACAGTAAGACCTCTTCTTTGACCTGCCGTATTTCTAAATAATCCTCCACCTCTCCTGGCAGTATCTGCACCAGCACCAGCACCAGCAGAGGTTGATGCAGCAGATCTAAGACCAAATAACTGTAAAATTCTGCCAGGAAGTCTCCATAAAAATCTTCCTATTCTAAATAATCTTCTTCCCCATTTAAATATCTTATATCCTAATAATCCAACTACCAGATAAGGAATTGTAGTCCCAATAAAATTAAAAATATCACCCAATAACTTTTGATTTTTTTTATCTGCTAACCAGGTAAAGGCAACATTTGTAATAATGCCAGTGAGTATTAAACCAAAAAATTCTTTTATTCTATCAAAAATTCCTTTAACTGGTGCGGCAACTTTGCTAATTGTTCCGGTGATTCCGCCACTAATTTTTTTAACTGCCTCTACAGATTTTTCTTTAGCAGAAAATTTTCTCTTTGATTCTGCTTTCCTTATATTTGCAATTTCTTTTTTTTCTTTTGCAATTCTAGAAGAATAGTCTAATAAAAGTTGTTCCTGTATTTCTACAAGAATTTTATTTGTTTCTACAAGAGTCTGTTCAAAAGGAGTTTTTTCTTTTCTTAGATGTTTTGGATCTACGTTAGAACCACTACGAATACTCCCATATCCCATTCCTTTCGGAACTTTTATTACTTCTGTAGAAATCTTTTCAACTATCTTTGGTTTTTCTTCTACGACATTTGTAATTGCTTCAATTCGTTCAATATCTTTAGGTTTTGTATTAAAGACTACCCTTGAAATATTACTAACATTTAACTTTGGTGCAGAAACACTGGCACCTCTACCAGTAAAAGAAGAGGAAGATATTTTATTACTTTTAATTGCTGGTGCCGTGAAAAGTTGGGAACTAAATTCCATTCTGTTGCTGCGCCTTTAGATTTTCTTCCTCAATATATTGTTCAAGTAAAGTGAGATAAATATCTTTCTCCCACGGAATCATATTTTCTAACTCTGTTAATGAATATTTATGGTGTTGCATCAAGGCAAAATTAACCTTATAGTATGACTCAAGATTAGTATGAGCCATACTCAACTGAAAAAACTTGCCAGTCCCTCCAGAACAACTTCAGATTCAACTCCAGTGTTTGGATTTTTGACCTTAATTTTATGAGAGAGTTTTGGCATCGTTGTAAAGAACTTTTCAATTTCCTTAAACTGCTTCGTATTCAGTTGTTCAACAAACTCATCAAGTTCTTTTTTGGTACAATCTGCCGCTTCCCAACTTTCTTCCTCATTATAAATCATCTCAATACAAGATGTAATCATCGAGAGTGATTGATTTACTTCACTGTTTGTTCCCGATACTTCGAAGTTATTTTCAATAAATTGATCGAGAGATGGATACTTAAGTTTCATCATAAGATTATCATCAAGTTTGATAATATTCTTATGTCCTCTGGTTTTATGAACTTTGATGGAATCGATTTCGATTTCCATCTCAACTTTAGTTTCCCCATCATCGGGACAAGTCACATTGACTTCTACTGTCTCACCAACGGACTTAGAACGAACATTTAAGAAAAGGTATTCAATATCAAAAGTCGCAAGAGATTCAACCTTGACATCTTTTGAAAGAATACAATCTCCAATAATTTGAACGATGGCATCGGTCATCTGTTTCATATCTTCAGATTCCATTGCCATAATCAGAATTTTTTCTTCTCTGACTAAAAATGGACGATATTTAATCTTTTTTCCACTTGAAGGTAATACCAACTCATAGGTTGGAGTATTAATCTTGGGTAAAGGCATTTTAAAAAATACAACTCAGGTTTAGTTATTTATCCCAGTTGGGGAGAGATCTAAGAACGGGGGTTTTTATTCTCATTCCCCGTAGGGAGTTCTCCGTAAATAGTATCTCCTTTACCAGGATCTTGAACTACAACATCCGGAATATCAACATAGTTCATAAGATAACGATCATAGTTAAAACTTACATTCACTTTAAGTAAATCGGCAGGACCATAAGAGATTGGACTAACTGTCATTCCTTTTGGAAATGCATTAATAAAAGTATACTCTAATCTACTTCTAATATCTCTCTCAAATTTTGTAATTTTCATTTTAGAAACTTTATAAGAGTCCGGATATGCCATTTTTCTAAAATATCCAGGTGATTTCGAAATATTAAACTGTGATATTTCTCCAGCACCAGAAATATAATCCATCCATCCCTCAAAAAACTTTATAGATTCATATTTCCCATCCACATAGAAAGTAAAATCTATATCGGCATAAAGTCGAGTATGAGCAAATTCTTGTGTCACCCCAAGAAAATTATCCTTGACCTCTGCGGTTGCATATGATGATGTTGGTAATGATGCCTCTGAACAGAGAAGACCCAGTTTTCTTTCCGGAAACGTTTTATCAGATAATCTGGCATACTTTGTCATATGATTACTCAAATCAGTGCTAATTGCTTTGCCAGTCGGTATTTCGACCAAATAATAATTATTAAGTGCGGGATTTCCAATTAATTCCCTGGCTTCCTTTATTGATTTGACAAGATTATTTGCCACTCTAAATACCTTATACGACTACTTTATTATTAGTTATTTAGATGTCATATAAGGGAAAATATCAACCTTCTTATCCTAAAAAATACAAGGGTGATCACACTAATATAGTATATCGTTCCTTATGGGAGCGCAAGTTTATGGTTTATTGTGATAAGAATGAAAATATTTTAGAATGGGGAAGTGAAGAAATTGTAGTCCCCTATCGATCACCAGTTGATAACAGATATCACAGATACTTCCCAGATTTTTATATCAAATATAAAGATAATAACGGGAAGATTAAAAAGTCAATTATTGAAATCAAACCATATAAGCAGTGTATTGAACCCAAAGTCCAAAAGAGAAAGACAAAGGGTTATATCTATGAAGTTATGGAATATGCCAAGAATCAGGCAAAATGGGAAGCTGCTAAAGAATGGTGTTTAGATCGTGGTTATGAGTTTAAGGTTCTTACGGAAAACGAACTTTTTTAACCAATGCCAAGAAAGACACTCAAACAAAGAAGAAATCCAACCGACGACCAAGAAAATCGAGTTCGTGGTGTGGTTGATAGTTTAGTTGGTATCGAAAATCCAGATGATATTATGGAAGAACTGATTGGGGTTTTGAGTGAGAGTGGTAGGAGTGCTTCGGTTGGGAAATATTATACTTTCTTTTATACTGCAAAAACTCCGGGAGTTAGATATGATGAATTTCCACTTGTTGGTGTAACTGATGTCTATTCTTGGGGATTTCGTGGAATTAACTTTCACTGGGGTGATAGAAGACAATATAATTATGACCAAATTGCCGGACAACTGTATGAAGTTTATCCAGAAGAGATGTCTGATGTTATAGAACTCAATTTTACAAGTGTTCGTTCTAAATAACTAAAAAGAGAGAAAATATAAATGAATCCTCAAACCCAGGCATATATAGATTGGATCAAATCTAATGGAGCGACAGGTGTACGAGTCATTCCCGCTCCCTCCGCAAATGGTGGAATAGTAGTGACACCCTCTACTATTCCCTCAAACCTCGATCCTGCGACCAAGACAGTTATACAACAAGCAATTGCAAATGGATCGACAAATGTAACAGTCACCGGACCAAATGGACAGACAATCACAGTAACCACTGTTCCAAGACCAGACCCATTTAATCGAACAGGAGACAAAACTAGTAAAAAACTTGGAGGTATTTTAAGATATCCATATGAAGCATTAACCAATGAGACAGATTATTTGCAAATTGATATTAGGGAATATCAGTCTATCAAAGCATCAACTGGGGGATTAGTTTCTGGTAGATCAATAAGACAAAATCAAATAAACTCAGATGCACCAGGGGGATTTCTCCCAGTCAAAGATACTACTACTAGTAAGTTATCCACTAAAAAAGCAAAAGGAGCGATAGGAACAATACTTCTCCCAATGCCTTCCAATATTCAAGATGGGAATTCTGTAAATTTTTCTTCATCAAATCTTGATGGTTTAACTGCTGGAATTTTTAATACTATTCAAACATCTCAAGTAACCAATCCTCAACAAACTGGTAACGCTATACAACAAATGATTGGTAATGCAACGACTACGGCAAATAATCTTGCAGGTTTTTTTGGAAATAATGTAGGTGCATTTTCTCAAATACTTTCTGCAAATATATTTTCTCAAGCAGCAAATATTCCTCTCGGAGGTTCATTAACAAGAGATGCTGTTTTTGCTAGGTCATCTGGAGAAATTTTAAATCAAAATGTCGAACTTTTATTTAATGGAGTGACTCTCAGATCATTTAAGTTTTCTTTTAAAATGACACCCAGAAACGAAAACGAAGCACGACAAATAAAACTAATTATTAATGCCTTCAAACAAAATATGGCAGCAAAACTGGGAGGACAAGAAGTAAACGAAACAAAAAATGGTAAAACTATTTCTGCTTCCAATGTATTTCTAAAATCTCCAAATGTCTTTGAACTTACTTATAAGCAGGGTTCACGGAAACATCCTTTCTTACATAGTTTTAAACAATGTGTTTTAACTGATATGTCGGTTAATTATACTGGTGAAGGTGTTTATGCAACTTATGCCGGTCAACAAGGTTCTCCAGTTTCTATGGTTTTAGAACTTGGATTTAAAGAACTTGAACCAATTTATGATCTTGATTATGATGATCCAATTGCATCAATAGGAGTAGGATACTAAAATGGGTTATTTCAGAGAACTACCAAATCTTGCTTATCAGTCATTTTTGTCTGATGCAATTTCATCTCAAGATTATCTAGTAGTTAAAAATTTATTCAGAAGAAACAAACTTCGTGATGATTTAAAAGATGTTGTAACAGTTTTTGAACAATATCAAATTCCTGATGGAGTGAGACCTGATGTTGTTGCCGAAGCATTTTATGGAAGTGCTCAACTTGACTGGGTTGTTTTAATGACAGCAGGTATTATCAATGTAAGAGATGAATGGCCACTCACAAATTATCAATTATACAGACATGTTGAGAAAAAATATGGTGTAGAAAAATTGAATGAAACTCATCATTATGAAACAAAAGAAATCAAAGATTCGAGTGGAAGATTAATTCTTCCTGCCGGTAAAGTGGTTAATGAAGGTTTTGTTTTAAACTATAGTGATAATGGATCAAAAAAAGTTATAAGTGGAGTTGATGTAAGAACCGGTATTTCAAATTACGTATATGAAATTCGTAAAAATGAAGAAAAATCCTCAATCTCTTTACTGAGACGAGGATATTTACAACAATTTTTGAATGATATGAGATCTATTATGAGATATAGTAAGTCATCTCAATATATAAGTGACTCTCTAATTCAAACTGAAAATACGAGAGTCACTATTTCCAACTAACTCAATCTGCTGCGAGTGCGGCAAAATATGAAAGAGTATCATCATCCTCTTCATTATTGGAAGAGAGTGTATCTAGTTCTTCCTTCATATTTTGAGGAACGGGAGGTGCGGAATCACCACGATTTTGAGCACGGAACTCTTCCTCTTCCTCAATAGACTCTTGATCTTGGAACTTAGGAGTGCCCTTAATGCCGAGCACATAGTCCAGACGCTTCTTCAGATCATCATAGGACTTGAACTGGTCGGGAGCAACAAACTCTTCCAGAGAATACTCCTTCTTCCAGATTGCCTCCATTGCATCATCGTCGTCAAGAAGTGCATCAGGACGTGCAAACTCTGAAGAGTCATAGTTACGGTAACCGGCAACGTTCTTTGCCTTCAGTTTGAAGTTAGCACCTTGCCAGAAGTCAAAGGGATCGATTGCTTCCTCGTCCTCGAACTCAGGTTGCATTGCGGCAGTGATCTTGTCAAAGATTTTCTTACCGAACTTGTACAGGAAGACTTTACCTTCGTTCTCAGGATTTGCAGGATCCTTGACAACATAGATGTTGGCAACATAAGTCAGTTTACGCTTCTGCTTACGTGCGGCATCTTTACCAGCATCGGTGCCGTTGTTCCACAGCATCGTGTTGTACTCAGACACAGGATCTTTCTGACCCAGAGTGGTCAGAGAGTTCTCGATATACCAACCACCAGGACCTTGAAAGGCATGGGAGTACAGTTTGACGAACGGCAGATCTTCACCGTTCGGGGCAGGCAGGAAACGAATAACGGCATAACCATTACCGCCTTTATCTACTTCCAGTTTCCACAGACGATCATCGCCTGAACTACCTGCATTATTCATTTTTTCGACTTCCTTGACCAATTTGGCGGTCAGAGAGCCCAGTTTGGATTGCTTCTTAAGATCAGCAAAAGACATTCGGATTACCTCGGATTGTTTGGATTCGTTGGATTTACTTGGATAGTATAGCAAGAATTCTCTCAGTCGTCAATATAGTCTTTGAGAGATTTGATTGTGGCATTCATACTATCAAATAAGGTTTGCATATCAGTCTCTGGTGGAAATCCCATCAGAGTGACCGATTTGCGAAGATTCTCTTTCATCTCAATCGCTTGTGGATCGTCTGAAAGAGATAATCTAGTATACATTACTTTTTGCTTTTCAAGCAAGGTTGTAAGTATTTCAACATGCTCAAGTTTATCTTCACGGGTCATTGCTCCAAAGGAAAATAAACTTCCGTAAATTTTCTCTTGAAGTCGATTGATTTCATTCAGTTCTTCCTGAATAATTTCGGATTGAAAAAACTCACTCATTTACAATTTCCCGCAAAATTTTTTTATATTTGAACACATCAGTATTTAGAAATGGAGAATACTTCTGTATTTTTAAACTGACGGTTTCCCACACAGGGTCTAGCAGTTTCTTATCAAACTTTTTCCTAAACGAGAATATCTTATCGTAGATTACGAAAGTCTCAAGACTTACGTCTCCACCAAGATACTTTTTTAACAGGATTGGATGCCCTTTCGAACAATCGAATAGATTCTCTAATTCGTTGTTCGAGAGTAATTCGTTGCTTTGTTCTTTGAACAAGTAAGTCGAACTCTGTTTCCTCCTTTTCCAATCGGCGTAAGTTCTTTCGCCAGAATTTATAATTTCCCCAATCCATAGGTTTTGCGGGTTATCGGCAGCAGTGAAATTAGATACAAGAAAATCTACAACTTCCTCATCAGAGTATTTACGTGAAGTTTTTTCGAACCAGTATTTGTCCTTCCTTTTGTTGAAGGATGCCATACTGGCACGGGTCTTCGCACCATACTTGAAGAAATCGTATTTTGGATTTGTGAAGTGATTTTTGAGTGACAAATAATGTTGGTAAGTATCAAATGGAGTCACTTTCATAAAGGCAATTTTGCTCTCGAAGTTCGTTTCATAAAATTAAGTCTCGTAGCATCCCACTTCAATTTTTCTTTCAGTGGTTTAGATACAAGTTTAGTCACCGATTCTACCTCAAGTTCATTGAGTTCGCAATAGTGTACGATGGCATCAATATAATTAATTTTTTCTTCTGCAACAATTTTTTCAATTTCTAATGCAAATTTAGATGGTGTCAAAAATTTGTTTTGAATTGCCTGTTCTAGTTCTTTATTCGGTTCCATAGAGTTCCAGTTTATCTCTAACAAACTTTCTAATATATTCGGTAAGAAGTTTGATGTACTTTGATTTGTCTCGTTCTTCATAGACGACGCATTCTCCATTTTCGCAAGCCATAATGATTACAAGTTTTTTGACTGAAATACCAGTCAGTTCGTACAGCATACAACCATATGCCATGCACTGTACAAAATAGTGTTCGATCCACTCTCGTGGTTTTGGTTTTTTAGAGGTCTTAAAGTCAATTATTGCTAGTTCACCATCATATTCTGCAATACAATCGACGGTTCCAGCAATTCCTAACTGCTTACTATATAGGGAACCTTCAAGGGCATGAATATTATTTATGTTTTTGAGAGTTTGTTTAGAGATCTTAAATAAAAAATCTGAAATTGGTTGAACTTTTGGCAACTCTTCGTTTTTCAAAAAGTGCTCTGTGAGAGTGTGCATGTCAGTACCACGACTTGTTGCCGCCTTTGTGATACGATCTGCTTCCTCGTCTCCTACTTTCTTTCTCCAATTAACAAAAATTTCTTTATTAAAATGACTGGTCACCGAAGTAATGGAGACCAGTCGGAGAAGTTCTTCTTCATCAGGAACGGAGTAATACCTTACTCCATCAATCGTCTCCCTCTCAAGTTGAGGAAGACTAATATCAACATGATTAAACATTAAAAACCTGCTTCCATTTTTGCTGTAATGTATTCTTTGACAAGACCTGAACGAACAATATCATCAACATCAAATTCAATTATATCAAATGATGGCATTTTACGCAAGATACTCATAAAGTCAACGATACCATTTCTTTCATTGGACTTATTCAAATCTGATTGACGTGCATCACCACAGAAACAAATTTTAGTATTCTCACCAACACGAGTGATAATAGAATCTAATTCATGGAAGTTGAGATTCTGAAACTCGTCAACAATAATAATTGCATTATCAAGAGTTGTTCCACGAAGGAAAGAAGTGCTCCAAAACTTAATTGTTTCTTGTGCTTTCAGATTACCGTAGAGCATCTCAAAATCTGCATCGCTTGGCATCTGAAACATATACTTTACCATATTCTTATAAGGAATCTGGTAAATATCTGCTTTGTCTTCATGAGAACCAGGAAGAAAACCAATCTCTCTAGTTGCGACTAGAGACCTAACAAGGTAAATTCTCTCGTAGGGTGTATATTCACTCAAAACATCTCTAAGAGCATTATAAAGAGTGATAAAAGTTTTACCCGTTCCTGCACATCCATAAGCGACTAAGTGTTTTTGTTCTTCATATGAATTAAACAATCTTTTTTGATTGTCTGTAAGTGGATCAATCTCAACCAGATACTCTGAACTTAGAGGTTTTTTCCTCTTCATCTGCTTTGCCGTGAGTCCAACCCCAATTGGTTGCTCTGCAGATGCTCTCTTTCTTCTTGCCATACTAGATTTTTCTTACTTTTGATTTTGGTGCTTTACTTGCCTTATCAAGGACTTCATTCCAACCAGGATTTTTTGCTACGAGTTTGTCTCTCCACTCTCCAACTTCTCCTGGTTGAGGACATGTTGAAGGGTCAGACCAATCTCGTTGCCAATCGGGATTGTCTTCTTTCCATTGATCCCACTCGTGAACACTTAAAACCACCTCTTTCTGTTCACCAGTTTCTTTATGGACTACAGGATATGTTGCCAAAACTATCACCTCCTAATGATATAAAAATATTTAGACCCACTCCAGGGCTTCTGCCACTGTCGGAAACTGCTCCACAAAGATATTCTTACATGCTTCTGCGATGTCCATGTGTTCCTTCTGAGTTCCGTTTGCAGACCTCAGAGTTATATAATGGATCCATGACCTACATGATCCCGACATATAGAGTCTGGTAGGAGTAGCAAGAGGAAGCACAAAGCGAGCACATTCCTTTGCAATTCCCTCATCAAGCATTTTTTGATACAAGTCCATTGCATCCTTAAAGTGATCCTGCATCAACATTTGATACTTCTGAATCGTAAACGGGTCAATATCATCAATAGAATTCTGACGATTTTTGGTGTCTTGCCGACGCAGTTCAGGTAGAGGGATCTTATCACCAAGAAGTGAAGAATCAGCATATCGTTGGGAAAACTCTTGATATGTGAAACTACGGTGACGCAAAATTTGAGCCGCCAGACCACGAGTGGTCTCAATCTCCAGAGTCATAAATGCCTGCTCAAAGACAGACCAGTGCTGATGCTTCACACAATATTTGAGAAGTCCTGCAACCTTAGGATTCTCTTGATTGGAAGGATTGCTTACACGAGCAACATAACCCATTGTCTTCTCCGCATCGGGAGTCACACTAATCAATCGTACATTCATTTTCCAAATCCTTTTGAATTTTGTTTTTCTACTTCTGCAATTTGTTCTTTAATCGCACGTAATTCTATTTTCATCTCTTTGATACGTTCTTCATCATAAAGATGTTCTTGTTTAATTAACCTTTCAAGTAACTTTACAAGTTTTTTCGTTCTACTTGTGTCAGTCATCATCATCCTCAAAAACTTCATCATAATCCGGAAGTCTAGATTTGACTACAGGACTTTTATAGGCATCAACATCAGAATAAATTTCTGCTTTTAAACCATCAACAAGCAATTCAAGATTGCGAACAATAAGTTTGAGTCGTTCTTTATCCATATGTGATTATTGTTTCACTGCATTATACCATAAAAAAGAGGGGTGATCAATCCCCTCTACTTTTATATTTTAGTACTAACTAAGAATGTTGCGGCAAATACGTTTACATGTTGCCTGGTCATCATCGCATTCAATCAAGCAGTGGAAATAGTCGTTTACCAGATCTAGCTCCTCATTGCATCGGTCTAATGTACACTCAAAATGTCTCCATTCTGCTAATTGATTGCGAGATAAGATATCATGCATCTCACCTCCATGCGGTTGGTCAAATTACAAAAATGACGAAAGAGTTTGATCTCAGGTCATAACTGTACCCCTTAATTCTATCACTATATAGACCATTTGTGTGTAAATTGACACATTTTAGCAATAAAAATTTATGCCTACGAGTTTATACCTACTAAAAAAGGAGGGTTTCCCCTCCTAAACGTTTTACAAGTAATTCACTTGTTATAAGTATGTCCACGATAGCAGAATGTACCGTGAGTATCATGTGGTTCATGACCACATACGTTATACTCAACACCACGATATGCAGTATGAGCAATTTGAGCGTCGTGAAGTGCAGATGCTTTGTCGATCTGCTTCTTGATCATGAGAAGTGTATTCATTGTAGGTACTCCTAAAAGAATGGGTAGTTTTTTCTCCTTTAACCCCGTAGGGTGATCCGAGTTCCCGTTCCTTGGAGCATAGAACGCAGAAAGGTTGAGATGAT